TTAAATGGCAGACCTAACGGAGCATGGGTGGCTGCAAGACAACAAGACATGTTTGTTATGTCGCCGTCTCAGACTATGAACCCTCAGATTCAAGCTTCGTCGGCAGCAGTCGAAGTTCTAAGGAAAGAAGTAGGTAATGGTTTCTTGCTTAACTCTACTGCAATTCCTTCAGGAGATCGTGTGACTGCTACGGCGGTACGTATGGTAGGCCAAGAGCTAGAGCAGGTCTTAGGCGGAGCTTTCTCAGCTATTTCCAGAAACCTTTTAGTTCCTATTGTAGAACGTACTATCTTCTTAATGCTAGATGAAGGCTTAGTTGATGATCGTTTAGAGCAGCAGTTTACAGAAGAAGGTCTGTTGACTGTAGAAATTGTAACTGGTCTTCAATCTTTAAGCAGAGACTCGGATCTTCAGAAGCTTATGCAAATGGGTGAGATGGTTCGCAACCTTCCTGAACAGGCAATGGCTATGTTTAGGTGGGAAGAATACGGTCGTGCTTTAATTACTTCCCTTGGATTTGACTCTAGTAACTGGATTAAATCAGAAGAAGATGTCAAGGAAGAGCAACGTAAGATGCAGGAAGAACAGCAACAGCAGCAGATGCAGGCTGGCATGATGCAACAGGCTCAGCAACTTGCAGGACAAGCTGCTCAGCAAGATATACAGGAAACTGGAGGAGAAAACATTGCTGGTTTAGCTCAGCAAATGGGAATAGGAGGTCTCGGTGGCTAAGAAAAAAGATTCTAGACTAACAAGAGCCGGTGTTTCGGGATATAACAAACCGAAACGAACCCCTAATCACCCTACTAAGTCACATGTCGTTGTCGCTAAGGTAGGCGATAAGGTTAAGACAATTAGATTTGGTCAGCAAGGTGTTAAGGGAGCCGGGAAAAACCCTAAATCATCTAAGGAAAAAGGACGAAGAGCTTCGTTCAAGGCGAGACACGCAAAGAATATTTCAAAGGGCAAGATGTCCGCCGCATACTGGGCCAATAAGGTCAAATGGTAGGAGAAACCAAATGCCAAAGGTAGGAGACAGAGAGTTTCCATATACTAAGAAGGGCATCGCAGATGCCAAAGCCTACGCTAAAAGAACTGGTAAGAAGTATACTACTAGTGAGCGTAGTACCCGTAAAAACCCTAAGAGGAAGTATAAGTGAACGAAGAAAATACTCAAGATTATCCAGCAACTCCGCAACAGCAGCAACAGGCTGCCGAAAAGAATGCTTTTGTTAGGCATGTTCAAGATTCAGGAGAACAAATTCCGTCCAACTTTGAGAATGCTGAGGCTTGGTTTGATTCATTGAAGAATGCTCAGGCTCAGTACACTCAGGGCCAGCAAGAACTTGCTGATCTTAAGAAAGCATACAACGAAAACGGAGCTACTAACCCCAACTATCAGCCCGAAGAAACACAAGTACCTGCGGAAGAGCCGGTGCTCACTGTTCCGGAAGATGTTTCATCGCTTCAGATTGAAGCTCCTACCGAAGGAGAAGAAACTGAAGCTCCTGATATGGAAAGACCTGCCGAAGTTTCGGTAGCTGAGTGGAACGATTGGGGAAACATTATTGACGCAAGTGGAGGACAGGTTCCTGATTCTCTTAGGAACGCTATTAAGATGCGTCTTAATGTAGATGATAAGATTATTGACGATTACATGAAAACTAGACAGTCTGTTCAAGCACAGCACGTTGAGTCTGCCGCAACTCTTGTTGGTGGACAGCAGGAGCTTGCTAAGATTATGTCATGGGCTGGTAAGAATCTTACCGAAGAGGAACGGGGAGCTATCAATGGACAGCTCTCTGGTCCCGGCTACAAGACAGCTGTTCTAGGACTTAAAGCTAGATATGAAAGCTCAGATAACACTAGCGTAGCAAGGGCAAAGGAGCCCGGAGCTACACCTAATAGATCCACATCAACAAATCTTGCTCAGGGAGTAATGGCCTACGCTTCTGAACAGGAAATGTTTGCGGATCAACGTAATCCTAAGTATCGAACAGATCCTAAGTTTAGGCAAGCTGTTGAGCAAAGGATTATTGTAACTCAGACCGGAGGTTTCCGGTCGTAATGATAAGCCGTGTTGAATTTTTAGGGGCTAGCCCGCTTTCCGGAGCCTTGGCAAATACTTAAAAAGGATACCTACGGAGGTAGACTCTTAACGGAATAATCTACACGAAGTTGAGGCGATCAATGTTTATTATTAACAAGTCTTTAAGAATAAGGAGATTCCACAATGCCAGGACCCGGAGTCAATTATATCGATGGATCGAATGCATTTCAATCCATGCTTACAGGCGTTGATCGTGCTAACACTGAAGACCAGCTGAATGTTGCAGCCGCAGATGCTAAGCTGTGGCTGAAAGTCTTTAGTGGCGAAGTGCTCAACGCTTATGATCATTACAACGTTTTTGAACCACTGGTTCACCACAGAACTATCCCGAACGGAACGACTATTCGTTTCCCAATCACGGGTAGTGTCGGGCTTAAGCCTAAGTGGGGAGCCGGTGAAGAACTCGCAGGCGGCGGTGGTCCTTCCACCTCCCGTGAAGTCGCACTCGATGACCGTCCAATGGCGGCTCACTTCGAGCTCGACAACCCCGACCTTATGATTACTCAGTGGGAATACCGCTCAGAGATGGCTCGTCAGGTTGGCATGACTCTTGCAAACACAAGTGATAAGCAGATTGCTGTCCTTCTTGCAAGAGCTGGTGCTAAGTTGGCAGGTAACGGGTTTGATTTCCAGAGAATTGGCGTAACTCGCGCAGATGCAGATGCAACTGGCGGTTACTCTACTGAAGGAGCATACATGGAAGGCGGTCAGGTCTTTACTGGTGACGGTAAGGCTACTGGTAACGGTGGCGACGGCAGTGCTGCTGCAACCGGCGGCAACCGAAGCTTTGACTATGCAAACCTTGGTTTGACTGGTGGAGATAAGGCTGATCGAACGAACGCTGCTCTTGGTCTTCTCGAAGATATCGAACATTTCTATGTTGCTTTGCAGAAGATTAACGCACCTACGGAAGGTGTTTGCTGTGCGGTTTCGCCGCAGGCTTTCGCTGACATCCGTTCGTTGAACATCGCTAGGGATAGTGGTGAGTTTGCCAACGGCGGCGGTCATCCGTTCTTCGGTGGTGGTGCTACGGACATGGGTGGCCTTGGTGCTCCCCTTACTGTCGGTATGCATGGTAAGGATGACTTCCTGATGTATCAGGGATGCAAGATCATCAAGACTAACCACATGCCAGATGATTATACGTCCGCATCTATCGGTGACGATAGGTATAACATGAACGGCTCAAACGTTAAGGCTCTTATTTGGCAGCCTGACGCGGTTGCTCGACTTACCCTTCAGGGTATGAAGGTCGACAGCGTTGAAGACGTTCGTCGTAACACTCACTTCACGGTTGCCAGCACCTTCAAGGGTGGTGACACGCTGCGTTCCGAGTGTGCAGGTATTTGTCTTTCTAACTGATAGTTAGGAAAACAGTACAAACTTTGGTCCCCTCCTCCCTCGTTGGGGGAGGGGACTCTTTTTCGAAAGGAGGTGATCCGGTCTATCTACTCACCCTTATTCGCTAATCTATTAAAGGAGATACTATGGGAGCTTTACTTAAGCAGGATGCAGTTAACCAAATTCTTCTCGCATCCGGGGAAACAATGGTCAATAACTTAACAGAAGACACAGGTGTAGACACCTCTGTTGCGGAGTTTATCTTAGACCAGATTACCAGAGATTGGCAACTTAGAGGAATTGCTGAGAATGAGCTAGTAACCTACTACGCACCGGACACCAACGATAATAATAAAATTGTACTCAAGCAGGGGACTGCCTCCTCTACAGACGGGTCAACAATTTATGCAGAACTAATTAGTAGACACTACACAGAGTATAGTGCAGACGGTCGGCCTCAGCAGCTAATCATGGCTATTATTCGCCATGACTCAGGGCAAGCAGGAGGCAATGCAAACTACAAGCCTATTCTCTATAACATTATTGAAGATACTAGTTCTTGGGTGGTCCCTACTGGATCAACTAACGGCAAGTATACAGTACTAGAAAGAATTCAGCTGGCTTGGGCAGATATGACTACCGCTATTCAGCAGGGTATTACAGACCAAGCAGCTAGACACTACCAGATGCTGACAACTGGAGATGGAGAAGTAGATAGAATGCTAGCTTCTCGTGAACAGGTCAGCAGAATGCGGGCAAGAGCTTCTGACATTTCTAAGAAGTCAAGAAGTATTTTCCACGGAGGCGATCCTGCTATTAGGCGGGCTGCTTACAGACATTCGTGGGGAGACAGCTCAAGAAACGCACGCTACACTAATCGATAAGGAGGGTTAAATGCCTACAGTAAGGGTTCCAATTCTAAACTTGTTTAGCGGGGTTGCTCGACAGCCCAGCTCAAAGAGACTAACCTCAGAGTTAGAAAACATAGAGAATGCAATCCTTACATTGGAAAGGTCTGCTGAAAAAAGACCACCTTTGGAGTTTATTCATGGAGGCGGAGCAGGTGGATTCTTAAGCAATAGCTTATTTATCTCCGACAAGGCTACAAATCTTCCTGACGATATTGCTTATTTCTTCTTCGACAAGAATGAAATCGAACGATACGTTATTATCGTTAATCGAAACGTACCTCACGGTTCGACAGATATGATTAAAATCTTTAAGTTTAAAGAAGTTGTAGCTGGGTCTGAAACTCCTGCCGCTAACAGCCCTATGTTAGGCAAACAAAAGGTTAGAGCTGGAGATTGTATTATTGAGGAGGTCTTTTCTCCTACACAAACGCAGGATTTAGACTTTACTAAGGTAGATGGACAGGCAGATGGGTATATTAATTACGACGCCAACACAATATACGAGCCAGTAGCTAATAGCGGGGTATATGTTGACGATATCTGGGAGTATGTTAAGTACAACCCCGGGAATAAGCCAGCACGAGATACCCTTAAGGCTACTTTCTTTGGCAATGCTGTAATGGTCCTTAATAAACAAGTTCCTGCCACTACATGGACAGGAGCAGATCTTACTACTAACGCATCTGGCAGCTCTACTCATGTTCTTGGAAAGAAGTTAACCTATCGAGTAGCAGCCGCTCCTCCTAGTGTGGGCGATTATATCTTAGGCGGAACATACAATACGGCTACAGACCAGCATGAGCCTGTTGGGGGTTGTGCTGGTACGCATCCTATTCAATTGTTCTTGGGAGCAGATGGTAACGGCGTTATTCAAATTAGTGATTTTCAAGCTAACAACGTAAGTGACCCTGATTATGGATTAGCGGTAATTAAACTAGCTGCAAGTACTATTGTTACTGATCTTGGTAGTTTAGTAACTGCGTTGAACACCGCTTATGTAGACATCGTAGACAATGCAACCGGTCAATCTTCTTTGCAAGGACCAAACGGGGTTCAAACATACTTAGGAACTTTTTCTTTAGATACTGAAGGCGGAGCAAACACTGGCAAGTTAAAGTTTACCACTCAAGGTAGAGGATCTGGCAACAGCACTGGACAAGATATTGTACAGTTCTTTGACGGAGAAACAAACACAGCTACTCACCTTGGGTTGTCAGGACTTAACTCTACTTTTGATCAAGCAAGAACCACAGGCAAAAACTTACAGCCAATCCTAGCTGCAACAGACGCTTCCGCAGGTACAACAAGTGCTCCTAGAAACTCTTTCGGAGGTAACGGAGGAACAAACGCTGTAACTATTAAAGGCGGATCGGACACATCTACATGGACTCCCTCAGCAACGGCTGATTTCGGTGCGTTAAAGTCAAGTCTTAACAGTCTTGCCGGTAAGACTAACTACTATGATTTAAAACTTAACTCTGCTAAAACAGGATTCTTCTTAGTATACGGCTCTGCTCATCCAACAGGAACAGCAGGATACTTAGTCGATGAAGTTTCGGAATCACAGACTAACGGAGTAGCTAAAAGGCTGGGCTTTCTTTACAGCATCGGCCAACATATTCCAGTTAGGGAAGATAAGTCAGAGTCTACCGATCTCTTTCAAACAGAGCTTGGTCAAAATATTTCTAGCTTTAATGCTATTGAAATTCCACCAGTAGGTGACGATGTTACCCGAGCTAATGGAGAAGAGGCAGCTATTAAAGCACTCTACGAAAAGACTGGGGTAGGAGACTCAGAAGGCAGAGGAAAAGTTTGGTATTGCCGTAGCGGATTCTTAACATTCCCTCAAGGATTCTACCGAACTACGAGCAACGACACTATTCCCCACTATTCTATGGTTAGGTCGGAAGACGAGCACTCTGTGCTATACGAACCAAGCCTTCCTTTCCTGATTGTTAATGCGGGGGATAATACTTGGGAAGTTCAGTATCCAAACTGGACCCCTAGAGAAGCGGGTAACTCAAAGAATAACCCCGGACCTCAGGCATTTAAACCTGATCTGGATAATAATGTAAAAGGAAGAACAATTTCTTCGATTGCTTTCTGGCGAGAGCGTCTTTGGTTTACTTCCGCCGATATGGTCTTTAGTTCAAGAAGTAACGACTGGTTTAATCTGTACTTAGAAGACCCAAATCAAATTACTTCGGACGATCCTATTGATATTAGGGCTTCTTCCGGTAAATACACACGAATTAACTTCATGATTCCGTTTGACGATTTCATGTTTATTAATACTGGAGGAGAAACTCAATATGAATTACAAGGCTCGAACAATGTTATCTCTCCAACGACTGCTGAGCTGGCTCCTACGTCATTCTACTCTGCTTCGGACATTATTGAGCCCTTGGTTCTCGGGACTCAGATTTACTGGTTTGATGACGAACGATTATATCTATATAACTCTTCGGCTGGAGCCTCGGTAAACAACGCAACAGAGGTTTCAATCCATGCTGCGGGATATTTACCTAAGAACTACAGATGTGCTGCTGTTGCTCCTGCACAGGACAGTATTTTTGTGGTGGATGAAGACAATCCAGATACAGTCTACGTTTACACAGCTAGATGGTCGGGAGGAGAGCTGGCTCAGAACGCTTTCTATAAGTATAAGCTACCTCAAACTGTAGTTAATCGGCAGATTACCGACGCAGGAAACGAACATACGTGGGATACGGCGACATACTGGGACGGAACAAACACAACTCTTCCTAAACCAGAAATTGAATACCTTTGGTACTCTAGAAACTACTTATACATGATTGTACTTAGGCCTGCCTATAGTGGGTCTAAGATGCAGCGGTTTGTAGAAAGAACGTCGTTACAATTCTTAGATATTAATACTCCTAGATTAGATAGGCTAGTAGAAATTCCTAATACATACCCAACTAACGATGCTAACGATAACAACACAGAAGCTACATGGTATTCTTCAGGCAAGACTTATTGGAGACTGCCTTACTGGGACCCGTCAGCAGGCGATATCGTGCTTGGTCCTGACTGGCCTACGCAGGCTGGCCAACACTTTGGAGATGCTACTGTCGATAACAACGAAGAGCATACTTCAAACTGTACTGTGTTAAATGTATCGGGAGATTGGAACTCTGTTAGCTCTACCGCTTACTCTTCTCGTGCCGGATCTCCGTATACCATGCTGTTAGAAATGTCTCAGATTAATTATAGAGACCCCGGCTCTGGTCTTCCTGTAGAAGGAACGCTTGCTTTACGAATGATGAACGTCCGTCACTTTAAGACAGGGGTATATGATGTAGAGCTTAGAAGAGGAAATAGAAACAACATCGGAAGTGAAGACGCTAACGCGGATGGGACTAAGGACAAGGTAACTAGGACAACCCACAGCCCCCTAAGTCTTAACAACTCTGAAGATGCATTAGGTTCCTTGCTAGTAGAGGGCGAAGGAGAATTCTCTACTCGTGTGTTAGGAAACGCAGACACCACTAATATTAGAATTACCTCTAATTACCCCTCACCTTGTGCAATTACCAGTATTGAGTTTATTGGTAAGTTTAAGCCTTATAATTCATCGATTCAATCCTAGGAGAACTTAATGCCACTACCGTATAAGACATACACTAACGAAACTGGCACAGTATTTTCCTTTTCGGGGATAGAATTTATTACTGGTACGCCTATTAGCGAGCAGCTTCAAGTATACAAGAACAATACAAAGCTTGTTCAAGGAGCAAACGCCCTAGCGGGGGCGGATTATTACGTACAAGAGACAGCACAAACGATTACTCTTGCGGTAGCTTTAGTTTCTACCGATACTTTACAGATTCGAAGAGAAACTAACGAACTATCAAGGCTGGTTAGCTTTGGAGCAGGGGCTAAACTTTCTGCCGCCTCTTTAAACAAAGCGTTTGATCAAGTTTTCTTCTTAATTCAGGAAAAAGTATTTTCTTCTACCACAGTAGAGGATTTTCCTGCGTCTCTTATTGATGTTAACGGCGTCAGTAACCGAGATACCATCACATGGGAAGCGGCTCAAGGCAAGTTTGTACCGGGTCAGCTCAATATTAGTATTGACGAGCTCAACGACGTAGTATACGACACAGGAACGGTTCAGAATGGACAGGTATTAACTTGGTCGGGTACTCAGTGGGTTCCAAATACCAACATTTCTTTTGATTCTACCGCCAATATAAACTTTACGGGCAATTGTACATTTGGCTCGCCTCTTACAATAGCTGCTGGCACTGGGCCTCAGCACGCGGTCAATAGAAATCAAGTACAGGGGCTGGTGCAAGAAGAAACTGATGTTTACCTCCAAGGATTAAACAATAGAATTAACGCTTTAGAAGCAGAGACTCCCAATGTTATTGGGCGGGGAAGATATTTTAACACTAATGGTGATTATTTTCCTAAACTGATACCGGGAAATGCTAATACATACCCTCCGTTTACAACAAATGCTGCTGGTGCGGACTATGAAAACCTGTACAATGTAAAGCTAGTGTCGGCTACTTATGTTCCTTTAGAAACAACTCAAATGGGCGGAGGTTCTTTGAGCCACCCATGTCCCAACTGCCAGCCGGATGTTGTATCTGGAAAGAAAACTTTATTAGGTAGTTGGACTCAGTGGGATACTTATACGTGGGACTTTCAATTTGATAACTCTCTTGTAGTAGATGACACTACTCGCAGTAATGCAGGTGCTCAGTACCACGTTATTCTATCTACCGATGGATTGTCTGATAATTGGAAAGTTCGTAGAAGTGGATTCAATACTTACGAGACAAATGTTACTTCAAGTTTAAACATAAGTAATTACTGTTGTACCCCCCAAAATAATTCTCAAGCAGTAAGCTATGATTTAGAGGATAAATATCCGTTTTACATGGATCTTCACGCGTTTACCGCAGAGCCAAACTATAACCAGTTTACAACAGCCAACACATCTGATGATGCTTATATATATCTACATCCACATGAAAAATGGGGAGAGCAGCATTACTTCCAAGAGCATAATGGAGCTCCAGACTTTTTAAATGTAGGCTCTGGCCACAGT